TCCGTGGACTGCATCGAACTCGGCCTTCCCGTTGTCAGCAAAACTTGGTTATGTCGGGGATCGTTTGATTCTCATCCTAAACAATGTTGCTCAATGGAGTTCAAACGTCAGTTCAAACTCCGTAGGTTGCAATGTTTTTGACTTGTCCTACCACATCACCACAGCAACGAATCTTGTCGGTACGGTTTCTGGCACTACTTACACATTCGAAGGTCAATGCAATTTTGTCGTTGGGCAATCGGTTGACATTTTCTCACCGACTTGGGCGTTGCCGGGTGCAGTAAATAACAAGGTTACTGCCGTAGTTACCTCAGTCAATGTTGACACTTCTGCTGGTAATGCAACACCACAGTTCACCGTCGCGATTTCAGGCACCGCACCTTCTGGCACGGGTTATGGAATCTCGGCAACTGCTACAAATGGTACAGCCCTGCCTTACTCGCAAGGCAACGAGTGGATCTACACGCACCCCAACCCTAACTGGGTGATGACCTCGCTCTCCGCTGGCAACGCAATGGTTTACTTTGCGGGCCATCCGATTGACACTTCTGGTTCTGCCCCCGTGTCCACTGGTCCTGGCGTTGTGTACCGTACTGGCATCACTTCAACAAGTGCCACAAACAACCCAACTGCTCAGTACCTTTCTTACCCTGTTCAGGCTTTGCCAATGCCTATTGGGGAATACCCGACTTCGCTGTACTGCTACTTGAACTACATTTTTGTTGGTTCAAACAAGGGTATTCGTATGTGTGAAACAATCAACGCTTACGACCCAACTGGCAACGCTGGCGACTTGAAAGCTGGGCCATTGTTGCCTGACATCACGGAAATCCCAAACCAGCCCGTTACTTCTATTGTTGGTAATGACCGCTATATCTACTGGGCATGGAACAACTACGACTCTACTTCCTCTGGCCTTGGTCGGCTTGACCTCACTACCTTCCTTGACAACCTTGCCCCTGCCTACGCCTCAGACTTGATGTTAAATGGTCAAGGTGCGACAGGTGCTTGCACTTGGTTGGATTGGGACCCCATCACCAACAGCCCCTTGATGTCCATGAACAACATCTTGTTGGCAGGCAACGTATCAAACGGTAATTACATCTTCACCGCCAACCCGAACTCAACGGTTCCTTTTGGCACGGTGGATTCTGGCCTCATCACTTACGGCATCCCCGATAACAAGAACGTCATGCGGCTTGACTTCAACGTAAACAATGTTGTCAATTCCGAAGCCAACTCTAGTGTCTCGTTCCAGCTTTACACCGACAACAACCCCGGTCTACAGATCGAGTCCTACAGCAACACAATACAAAAAGCATCACGAGATTTTGTGCAGCAGTTCGGTGAGCAGTACCGACTCGTCACCACGTTGGCTGGTTCTTATGACGGAACGAACTACCAATCCCCAACATTGAATCGTTGGACTCTTAAGGGTCTGCCGGGTATCCCATCGGGCATTATGATTTCGGCAGTTCTGAACTTCTATGAACCATATGAAGTAGAAGGATCAGTTGTCTGGTCTGACCCTTACGTAGAATACGCTTTCCTCGAATCCATCCGTCAAAGTCAGCAAGTAGTCACTTATGTTGAAGGCCCTTACACCGCACAAATAACTATTGACATGCTTGACTGGTTGCCAGAACGTAGGCGTGATGTGCAAATCGGTGGCTACCACGGCGACATCGTGGTGTACATGAAAACTCTAGCAGGATAAATAAGGTAGGATATAACAATGGCCATTCCCTCGTATCTTTATCGTGACTACTCAGGTAGTGCGGTCCCGTCCGGCCTTGCTGCGGCTATGGGCCCAGGCGACTTGACGTTCACGCTTTTGAACGCTTCGTCATGGATCAACCTGAATAATCACGACCTTGGCACCGGCAGCACGGGAGTTCCCGGTGGACCCGGCTCTGGTCCTTTTGTGGTCGCGGTGGACTACGGCACGCCGAACGAAGAAAAGATCCTCTGCTCCCGTGCCAACACTTCAAGCAATGTCGTTACTGTCTGGCAATCAGGTTCTTCAAATGGGCGTGGTTACGATGGCACCTCCACGATTTCCCACAGCGCCAACGCAGTTTGCGTTCCCGTGTTCTCGGCAACCGAAGCCGACGAAGCAAACAACGCTGTCTACACCACCATCGGTCAGATTACCGCCATTGGTCAGCAACTTGTAGCCAGCGGTGCAAACTCAATGGTCGCTGTCAACCCCGGAACTTCGGGCCAAGTGTGGACTGCAAATGGTACTAGCGCAGAACCAACGTGGCAGACCATTACCTTTCCGCCCGGCATCACTGGCAACCCTGCTGGCAAGATGGTCAACACTTCTCAGACGGTAATTGGAGCGCATAGCGGCACAATTATTGGGAATATGTCTGGAACGGCCACAGGAGCGTACCTAAAAGGAAGCGTGACTTGCAGTAGCAATGCCCTTTTTGTTCCAACCGCAGGCGTCTACCAAGTCAGCGCAATAGCGTCTTTCCAAAGCTCGGGTGGTCCAATCACGGCTGGGAACATTGATATCAATATTTGGAAGAATGGTTCTTTTTATGTAGGTAACTACGAATACGCAGTTGGCTCTAACAGTTACCCTATGGTTGTTCTTTCAACAGAATTGTTATGCGCCGCAAATGATTACCTGCAACTTTACATTTTTAACGATACATCGCAAGCGGTCGGTACTCTCCCTGGGGTAAACACTTGCCTCTCCACCCACCTCGTTTCAATTTAAAGGAATACATGGCTGACGTTCGTAACCAAATTGTTGCATGGGCTAACTGGGGCGTTGCTAACAACGCTCGCTTCGTTTACACCGAAGGTCCACAGCGTATGCAGAATGTCCACAGCCCGGGCAATGGCACGATCTACTGTGACTGCTCAGCGTTCGTGACCTACTGCTACTCATGGGCTGGCGCTGCCGACCCGAACGGGCAGGGCTTTGACGGACAGGGCTACACTGGCACGCTGCTCTCACACGGTATCGAGATTCCTGTAAGCGAAGCAATCCCCGGAGATGTCATCGTTTACGGGCCGGGAACCGGCGAACACACGGCGCTTGTTGTGCAAGCCGGACCGGACCCACTTACTATCAGCATGGGCGAGCAGGGCGACCCGTCGCTTATCCATGTCTCACAAGATGGGAGGCAGCCACAGCGTTACCTCCGCTTCGACACCACGCAGATTGGAACCTCGGGAGTCCCATCAGCAACAGCAGTAACCCCCCCAACCTCAGGAGCAGATGTGATTCTTCCTACCCTTTCAATTAACGCTTCCCAAACTGGATATGTCAAAGCTGTGCAGGCGCTTCTTAAAGACAAGTGCAGCCAGAACATTGCAGTAGACGGAGCCTTCGGTCCTGGTACGCAGCAGGCTGTCAAGAACGTTCAGAACTTCTTCAAGATCACAGCCGATGGTGTTGTGGGTCCTCAGACGTGGGGAATCTTGTTGGGGCTGTAGTGGGTTGGACCTACTGGAACACCGTCCTTGGGACGCTCGCTTCCGCTGGGTTCATCTTTGGTTTTATTCTTGCTGTTGTCGGAGCGATCATCGGCACAGCCAAGTGGTATAGGAACAAACGATGATCGGATCAGAAAAATCTTTCATTCGGCGCCAACAAGACAAGGCGCTTCTTTGGTTTGACAACTGGTTCGCCTCCCCCGATTGCGTTTGGCAGACCTTGTTCGTCTGTCTCATTATCTGCGTCGTGGAAATTATCTGGCCCAATCTTGACCCTCACTACTTCTACCTGCTTGCAGTTCTGACGGTGTACTCGGCCATCACGCAGCCTGCCCTCGCTCAGTCCAATGCAGTCACAAGCCTGCAACTCCAAACTCTGATTGAGCGTCAAGCCCAAATAATCGAGATGATGCAGGCTGAACTAGAGGAGACAAACGAAATCCTCGACGATGTTCGAGACATGCACCGTAAGGATTGTTGATGTCAACCTTCTGGCACATTGTCATGTACTCGGCAGTCGGCTCGGTAGGCATGGCGATCCTTGACTACACTTCCACAATCCTCACGCATGCCATCACCGCTGGGCGAGGACACTTGGCTGGCATGATGAACGTCTGCTACGACGTAGCCAACCTGACTGTCCTTTCCTTCGCCGGTGTTGCCTTGACCCACAACTACGGAGCATGGGGATTCGTAGGCGTATTACCAATTCTGATAACGGCATACTTCGTCACCTATCACGCCACCGTACTCGGCAAAGAGAAGGTCATAGACCATGAAGAAGCAGCCGAAGATGACGAACGGGACACAAAGATCCGTTGGTTAGAGCGTGAAATGATCCGTTACAAGCAGGAGCGTGGATGATGGCACAAGCCGTAGGTATCCCATTGGTCGTATTCTTTTTTGCTGTGTGCCTTGCAGGTGCATACATCATGATTAAGAGGAGCAAGTCTTGACTCCCCAACCGGGCGACCTCGTTCTCGCCCACAACAAAGGTTTGTTCGCAACACTGATCCGATTCGGTCAGTGGCTTCGTCCTTCATGGCGCAAGTACAAGAAGTGGAACCACGCCGCTATCGTCGTTGACATCGGCACCAAGGAAACCATGTGCGTCCAGATGGGTCGTCGTGGTCAGCTCGTCCCAATCTCAGACGTGGCACCTACCGGCTACCTCGCCATCCGTCCCTGTCCTGTAGGAGTTGACAGGTTCAAGGCCATCGCCTACGCCAAAGAGCAGGTGGGAGTTAAGTACAGCATCAGCACCATTGTCTCCATCGCCTTCAACCTTCTCACCCCTAAATTCATCCGCTTTGATTTCCGCAGGGCAGGAGATGCTTTGATCTGTAGCGCCCTTGTCGCACGGGCTTGGGAGCACGGGGGGTGGGAGTGCAAAGACCTAAAGGGTAGAGATTTAGACCCATTCCAGGTTTCTCCCGCAGAACTTGCTATGCTTACGGAGGCATAACAAGGGAGGAAACTCATGTCGGCAATCCCTACCCACATAGTAATTCCAGACTGCCAAACAAAACCTGGCGTACCGCTTGACCACCTTGTTTGGATTGGGCAGTACATTGTTGATTCATTCGCTGGCAAAGAGCGAATCAAGATTGTCAACCTTGGTGACTTCGCTGACATGGAATCCCTGTCGTCCTATGACAAGGGCAAGAAAGAAATGGAGGGCAGACGCTATGCCAAGGACATCGAAGCCGCCAACTACGCTTGGGAACTCCTCAACAAACCTCTTGTGGAATACAACCTTGTCCGCAAACGCTTCAAAGAAAAGCAATGGTGGCCTGAGCGTCATATCACCCTCGGCAACCATGAGGACAGAATCAGCAGGGCTATCTCTCTCGATGCAAAGCTGGAGGGGACTATCTCCGAGAACGACCTTGACTTTGCAAGAACGGGTTGGGAAGTCCATCCTTTCCGTGAAATCCTGTGGCTTGACGGTGTGGGCTACAGCCACTACTTCTACAACCAGATGAACGGACGCCCCCTTGGTGGGGCAACTGAAACTCGCTTGAAGTCCATCGGCCATTCGTTCACGATGGGGCACCAACAAGTTCTTCTCTATGGCGTGCGCTATGTCGCAGGCAAACAGCAGAACGGGCTTGTCGCAGGCGCAGCGTATCTCCACGATGAGGATTACCTTGGACCGCAGCAAGCGTACTGGCGAGGCATCATCGTCAAGCACCAGGTCGAAGATGGAGCCTACGATCCGATGTTCGTCAGCCTTGATTATTTGTGTCGCAGATACACGGGCAAAAGGCTGGCAGACCACCGGCCAAAGTTGTATGCTCCCGTGAGTGATTAGTGTCTTTACCCCTTCGCACAACCCAAAATACCTAGACGACGCCTACGCTTCTTTAAATAAACAAACCCATAAAGATTGGGAATGGATCGTTTATCTCAACGGTGAAGCCCAAGATTGGTGGCTCGAAAGATTAGATGATCCTCGGGTAAAGATCGTTCGAGCAAATGACCGTGGGCCTATGGCTGTCGGCGCTGCCAAGTCTGATGCGGTGTCATGGTGTACGGGGGATATCCTCGTAGAGTTAGACCACGACGACATGCTCGCACCTGCCGCGTTGCAAATGGTAGCCATGAAGTTCAAGGACCGACCTTTGGCTGGCATGGTCTACTCAGATTTCAGGCATGTCAATGAAGAAGGCAAGTGGTTCGAGCATCCTTTCAACCCCATCTTTGGCTGGCAGCAATCAACTGACGGTTGGGTACGCTCATTCCCTGCTGTCCCGTCTGCCGTGTCGTATATCTGGTACGCACCAAACCACCTCAGGGCATTTTCTAGGGCCGCATACGACGCTGTAGGGGGCTATGACAGGACGCTAGACATCCTTGACGACCAAGACCTGATTGCTCGGCTGTATCAGTACGGACCTTTCTACTGCATCGGCTGGCCGATCTACAGCCAACGGGTTCACTCAAAGCAGACACAGGCTCGCCAAGACCTGAACGCTCGTATCCAAACTGAGACAGTCCATATGTACGACAGGACGATTGAGCCGAACGCTCTCGCATGGGCACGACGCATGGGCTTGAAACGACTCGACCTCGGCGGAGCGCACAACTCGCCTCCGAGCTATCAGTCAGTAGATCTGCACGATGCCGACATAACGGGCGACATTATGGAAGTCCTATCCAAGATGCCCAACAATTCGGTGGGAGTGATTCGAGCTGTGGATTTCCTTGAACACATTGCTGATCCTGTCTCGCTGATGAATGAGTGCTACAGAGTGCTACACCACGGCGGGATGATGCTGACTTCCACCCCATCCACTGACGGGCGAGGAGCCTTTCAAGATCCGACTCACGTTTCTTTCTGGAATGAACACTCGTTCTGGTACTACACCAACGCCGAGTTTGCCAAATATGTCCCTGACATCACCTGTCGGTTCCAGATGTCACGCTTGTACACCGACTGGCCGCGTCCCAACATTGCCTATGTCCATGCCAACCTTGTCGCTATCAAGAACGACGAGAGACTGCCGGGAGAACTTCTCATATGATGGAAATACTTTGTCGTTGCCCCAAGTGCGGAACGATTGTCAACCTCGGCTCGCCCAACCAGTACTCCCCGTTGCACCTTATGACATTCATTGCGGATGTGGTTCATGAACATATCTGTAAAAAGAATTGACTTTTGCTTCAACTGCCATTAGTATGAACATTGCTAGGGGAAACCCCAGCGATACCAAGGGAGAACGGAATGGCAGATGGCCTTACCGAACGTCAAGCTATTGACGTGACAGCAGAGACAGGACAGCGCCTCATGGCGTTGGGCCTGCAAATGAAAGACCTCGGGGAAAAGTTGATTGTTGCTTCATCCACGATGGGTGCAACCGTGACTGAACTCCACGAGATGTACAAGAAGTACGAGTGGAACCCAGAAGATGAGGAGGCTGGCTATGGAAACAATTAGCCTTGTTGGACCTCGGGTTTATGTGCCCGACACAAACACTGACTACCCTTTGTACTTTTCAGCAGAGCAGGCAGCACGGGTCATTGGAATCTCTCGCCCGACTGTCATGGCTCGAATCAAAGAAGGATTGCTGAAAGCAGAGAAGTCATCGGCTGGCGTGTGGAATGTGGATAGCCGTTCGGTGTTCGCATTTCTCGGCCTTGACTGCGAAGTGAGGAGCATAAATGTCTGATTGGCAACTCCCAGTAGAACCTCGGTTCACGCAACTGTTCGTTGAGGATCAGATGCAGCGCAACTTAGAGGCAGGCAAAAAGCCGCAAGCGTTTGACACTCCGTTCCGTTACTCAGACAGTGGCAAGTGCGCTCGGTCAATGGCCTACTCCATGCTTGGCTACGAAGGTGAACCCTTTGACGCCGCAGGAACCTTTGTCACCGGACTCGGGACACTGATCCACGAGATTTGTCAAGAGGCAATCCTCAAGCGTTACCCCGATGCCAAGTTTGAAATCCCATCACGGGTTGCTACTTCATCAGGCCACGCTGACGGCATCATCCCGACTGACGACCTTGGGCTTGTCCTGTGGGAACTCAAAACAATGAACGGCACGGAAGCGAAGAAGGCTATCGGTTTCAACACAAAGGGTTGGGGCGCACCAGGCGGACCACGGTTCTCCACCGTTCTGCAATCGGCGCTGAACGCACAAGCCAACGGCTGTGACACCATCGTTGTCGGACACATCGCCTTGGAAGCAATCTCGAAAGGG